GTAAGGGGCCAAAAAACAACCTGAAACGGGTTCCCAGGTTTCTCCAGGGGTTTGTCGAATCCAATCCGTCGCCGTCAGAGGCCAGTTACCGAAGGTGCCGGGGAATTTTTGAGCATCCTGTTAATGTCTGCTCCCAAATTGGAGAAGCTTTCCTTTGCGGTTTTCCATTTTCCCGTGATCCCGTCGATCAGGCCATTGATGATTTTTGCCCCGAATTCCGTGAAATTCGCAGGAAGCTCAAAACCAAACCAATTCATGACCCCAGCAAATGCTTCACTGAACATCTCCAGCGGCGACCAATTGAGAATGAACGTGCTGACGCTATCGATGACACTGGAAAAGGTGTCACAGATTTTTTGCCAAAGGTCTATGAAAAAACCTTTTATTGGTTCCCAGTATTTATAAATGAGGAATACCGCTACTGCAATGCCAGCAATGATAAGTATGATCGGGTTCGCCAGCAGGGCACGGCCTATAAACTTAAAAGCAGCGCCGACTGATTTCAATGCCGTTGCACTTTTCAGCAGTAAACTTGGGTTAAGCAACTTGACAGCAAACCCATAAAACTGCACAAATGGCGTCAGAATTAGAGAAACCGCATACCTGATGCCAAGAAGCCCTAATTTGAAGGAAACCAGCCCAACAACAATATGCAGAACAGTGCCGACAAATTTTTTATTTTCTTGTGCCCATGATGAAACCTTGCGCAGCACCCAAGTGACGCTTTGAAGCAAATCGCGCAACGCCCCTTTTTCGGTATCCATTATGGAAATACTCAAATCTTCCCATGCACTTTTCACCGCTATGAGGTCGCCCCTGACATTGTCCGCCATGATGCTGGCAGTCTTTGCCGCAGCGCCCTGGGAGTTAGTAACGATATCTATATATGGTTTGATTTTTTCAGCATTATCTAACAACGACAACAAGCCAGGGGTAGCGCGCGCACCGAAAATGTTTTTGGCGTACCCTAAACGCACGGCAGTCCCCATGCCTTCGGTGGCCTTGGAAATTTCGTACAGGATTTCAGGCATTGGCCGCAGGTGGCCATGCGCGTCCTTGGTAGTAATTTTAAGTTTATTGAGTGCCTTTGCGGCAGCACCCGACGGTTCTGACAGTTGATTGAACGCGTTTCGCAGGGTGGTCCCGGCCATGCTGCCCTGAATGCCAGCGTTGCCGAGCATGCCGATCATGGCTGCAGTGTCTTCAAGCGAAATGTTTAGCCCTTTCGCCGATGTTGCCGCGTATTTCATGGATTCAGACAGCATCTCCATGTCGACGTTGGACGTCGTAAACGCCATCGTCAGCGTGTCGGCGATGCGCGTCATTTGTGAGGCATCCAGCCCAAAAGCGGTCTGGATGTTGGAGGCAATGTCAGCCGTGCGCTGTAGTTCGATGCCGCCCGCCCTCGCAAGGTCGAGCATGCTTGGCATGGATTTCAATATGGCATCTGGCTTGAATCCGGCCATTGCAAGAAAACCTTGCGCCTGCGCAGCTTCTGACGCGGTGAAGGATGTCGTCGCCCCGAGTTTCCGCGCCTGTTCGGTAAGCGCCTGCATTTCTGGCGAATCCTTGCCCAGCCGCGTAAGCGATTGTACTTTGCTCATGCTGGCTTCAAATTCGATGCCTACGCTCAGTGGCCGTGATACGAGGTAGGCTAATCCCGCTGTCTCCATGATTTGGCCGCGCAGTTCGGCCCGCTTTGCTTTTTGCGTATCAACAAAGCTCTGAACACGGGCCAATTGCTGCGTCTTATATTTCAGCGCTTCGATTACTTTTTTTTGCTTTTCGTATTCCCTTGTCATGTGCGCAATGTATGAGGCGGGAGATTTATTCGTAATAGCTTGCTGGATGCTTGTCCCAAGTTTCTTGTTTTCTGTATTCAGCAGCGCCGTTGCTTGTTTGCATTTATCGAGCGATTTTTTCAGGCTCCCGAAAGCAGCCACTGCCCCTCCGGCAATGCCACTCAATGTGATGGTTAACACAAGATTGTTCGGCATTTTAGTCTATACTATGTGGAGGGGGATCAGATTATGGCCTGCAAGCATTGCAAACACGAAAAATACGATGAAGGGTACTTTGAACAAGTTTTCACGGTATTCGGCTTCATCCTGTATTGCGCATGGTGGATATACTCGGGAGACTACTTTTTCGCCCTTTTTATGACGGTTTTCACGTATATCCCGATCGCCATCATCTGTTCGCCCATTCTTTTTATCATCATTTTTGCGCTCGACACAAAGGACTGGCATACAACCTGACCTATAAACAAGCCGCAGCCCCGAACAGTTCGTCGACCGCTTCCTCATCCATGCCCATGTGGGCCACCATCGCAGATGTCAACGGGTTGCCCCGCCTGACTTCCTGCGCGTATTCCCACTCGATCCTGGCAGCTTCGCCCTTGTCACCCGGCATCGAGGCAATAGCCTGGTTGACGGCATCGAGTTTGCCCGCCATGTGCAGCGCCAGCCGCGCCTGCCGCATGCTGACAACTTCCAGAGGGGGAGGCGGCGGCAAGTCTTCAAGCGCCCATTTGTCGCACTCCCAATCCCAAACCAGCTTCTTTCCCTCCGGCACGGCGGGCGGTTCTTCCTGGGTGAGTTCCGGTGTGACCTGATCGGCAAGCGGTCCGAGGCACTCGATCACGACTGGGGTGCCGTCTTCTTTTTTCCAGAGGGTTTGCCCGCGGCAATCCTCTACCAAAGCCCATTGCGTGCCATCCCAGACACGTGCCATGCCCGATGTCGCGGCAGGCGGCGCCTCAACCGTAGTGTTGTTCAACAGCAGGTACTTGCCGGGTTCAAGCGGGGATTCCAGTGCGGCAACCTCGTCCAGGTATTCGCCGGTTGTGCTGTCAAAGGCGTAAATGATCATGTGTCAGGCTCCTGGGTAGATGGTGACGGTTTCCCAACTATGAAATGCCGCACCGATGGTAATGAGGGCGGGGGGAACTTTGAATTCGGTGGCAATGAAGGGGTAAATCGTGACGGTTTCGCCGCTCAGGGTGACGGCCCCGAGGCTGATGGTGCCGCGCGAGGTTGCGATCAGTCGCATGGCGAAGTGGCTGCGGGCGGGTTTGACGGCAATGATCTGGCGCTCGATGGCCTCCTGCGCATCCAGGTCGATGCCACGGTTATCGACTTCGACATCGGCAATGAAGGTATGCGGCTCGCCACGCGGGGACATTTGCCACCACTCGGTGATTTTCCCCGTATGCCCGAGGCAAGCCAGCGCCTGTTCGACAGCACCCCGTGTCCCCTTTTTCCGGTGAATCTGTATGCTTTCGGCGATCACCCGGCGTTGGGTCGCCTCGTCCCAGGCCGTGTCCCACTCGTCGACGGATAGCTCCCAGGCAAGCCAGGGCAACGCTGCGGCTGGGCAATTCTCGACATCCCAGAGGGTTGCAATGATTTCCGGGGCAAGCCGCTCCGCCAATCCTGCAAAGGCATACTCGATCGGGGTGCTGTTCGGGGGGAGCAGGCGATCAGACATGAGGTACGCCTGCCAGTTCGAGGGCTATGCCGTCGCAACGCCCGCACTGTGTCTCACTGATATCCAGATCGTCGGCAGGGGCATGGATTTCAACGTTTTGTACGCCGGGTTGATGGAGCGCGGCAAAAAGGGCACTCCGCGGGATGTCGTAGCCGATGCGGCGCAGGCTGGCGAGCGTGGCGTTGAGTGCTGCCCTGGCAGCACTGATCACCGGCTCCGGCGATGGCCCTGGGTACAAGGTGATCGTGGCATCAATGATAAATGGCACGATTTCCACCGCCTGTACAATGACTTCATCGGTCAGCGGGCGGATATCCCTTGCACTGAGACGTTCGCCGACGGCATCAAGCACGGCTTGTCCCGGAACGCCGTCATCCCAGCCAAGGATGCTTATAAGGACTTGACCCGGCACAGGGCTTGTCGCGTTGGCGTCTTCCACGCCGCCGTGGGCGCTGAGGGCGTGATAACGGTAGCCCTCGGTGGGGCCTGCGGTGCTCATGCCTTCGACGGCAAGCTGCGTGCGGGTGCGCAGGTGGTTGTCCGCTTCGTAAGCAGGCGGGATTGACGGGATGGCATTGGGGTTGCCGGGGTCGGTTACATGCCGCTTGACGCTGTAATAGGCAGCAAGATGGTCAAGGTTCGTGCCGGAGGCCGATGCCAGGTAGCACTGCCGCGCCGCCTGGTTGATGCGGCTCCTGAGCAGCATTTCCCGGTATGACGCGGCCTGCAACAGGATCGTGAGCGGTTCCGTTTCCAGGGCAAGCGTTGCGGCAACGTCCGCCCGCTGGTCGGCTGGGATGAGTGAAAGCAGGGTTGCCTTATTCGCGGCAAGAATGCTTTCGTAATCCAGTTGCTCGACGACATCTGGCGGCGGCAGCAGGGATAGGTCGATGCCAGGGGCGCGGGCGGTTTCCGGCAGGTTTGCCATTACTTCTCAACCTCCGTTCGGACACGGGCGCGTTCGTGCCATTCCAGGAGCTTTCCCAACCCGAGCCGTTCCAGGTCGGGCAGCGGCCAATGAAATGTAATGGCGAGGTCTGCCCAGAGGTCTTCTACGCAGGCGGGGATTCCCCGTTCTCGTCGTTGGATTTCTTCGTAAAAAAACTTGCCACCACATTTGCCGCCTGCATCAGGTCATACGAATCCAGTTTGACCCGGATCTCATGTTCGGTGAGCGCAGGGGTGGTAGTGCGTTGCAGGACGATGGTCAGGGCATCCGTGTCGGCCTGAAGGAGGTCGAGCAGCTTGATGCCCCGCAACCAGCCGGACCCGTCTGGCTTAAACAGGGTGATTTTTTCAACCAGCGTATCGCCACGGCTAATCGGATATTCGAGAGTGATTTCCTGTTCTTGCATCTTGCCCCTCACAGCCCAATGGCGGCACGCTGTTCGGCAAGCCGGTCAATGCCGCCAAATTTTTCGATGAAGTTGATGAAATCGATTTCTACTTCGACAAAACCATTGACGGTAATCTTCAGGTAGCTGAGCGAAGACGAAACCTTGAACTCGGTGTCATCGCCCGCCTTCGCCTTGCCGGGGTCGATCTCTCCGTGCCGCCCCCGCGTTATGATTTCGACGGCATCGGTATCGCCCGTGTCATCGCGCTGGTACGCGCCTGCAAAGCGCATGAGCACGCCGGATGCGCCGGGGATGCCGAATTGGCGGTATATCTCGCGCATGAACCCGCCGTAGGTATGGGTCATCTCCAGCTTTTCCATCCCGAGGTCGCCATCGACGGGGCCGTTCATCCCGCCGTTGCGGTATTCCTCCATCTTCCGGGACAACTTTGGCAACTCGACCTCGGCACAGAGGCCGAGGAAGTTGTAACCGTTGTAGAAGACATTGAAGTTCTTGAGTTTTCGCGGCAAAGCCATGATTTTTCCTTGTCAGGCGTTGACCCGGTCGGCGAAGTCGAGCAGGTAGCGGTCGGTGATGCGCTGCCGGAACGTGAGGTTTTCGAGCGGCGGGACAGGGGTGTAGTCGTAGTCGACGTAGAGCTTCCCGTCTTTCAGCGTGGCATTTGTATTGATTTCGACGTCATAGTAGGAATTCGCGTCGATGATGTAGCCATTGCTCTTCAGCTCACGGAACTTGGCATTGATGCCCTCGATGATGTCCTTGACCAGGGTCGGAGTCAGGGGCTTGTCGACCGCCCACATGTGGGCATCCGCAATGGTGTCGGCCAGGACATGGGCCGTGCGCGTGTAGTTTTCGAACGCGAAAAGCGGGTCGTCGGAACATGTCCGGTTGCCCCAGAAGCGGAAGCCGTCGCGCCGGATCAGCGCGGTAATCTCTTTGGCATTCAGCAGCCCTGCGTCGGTGTTCGGATCCTGGAGATCCCAGTAGATATCCTTTGTGATGCCGGTGACGCCGTTTACCGCGATGTTTGAGAGCGTCTTATGCCAGCCGATGTCCTCGTCGATTTTTGCCCGCAGCCCCAGGGCGTTGGCAACGGCCATGCTGATGTCAGACTGGTTTGTGCTGGTGTCCCACTTTTTGAAATCGCCGTAGACCAGCATCAGCTCGCGCTGGCCAAAGTTTTGCCGGAAATCGAATGCATCTTCAATATTGTCACCGTGGCAGGCCGCGTAAACAAAGGCGCGGAGCTTTTGCGCGATGCCCACAAGGGCGGCGGTCACGTCCACGGTGTCCAGGCCTGGGCAGCCGAGGATCCGGGGCTTCACCCCGAGTGCGGCTTCAGCCGCAAGCAGGGCCTGCAGCCCGGTGTATTTCCCCTCGGGCGTGACCGTGCCGATCACGTTGCTGGTCTGGCTGGCGGCGATTTCTTCCGGGTCACTCCCCTGCCCTTCTTCAACACGGACCGCGACGATGATTGGGGCCGCCTGGTCGGCAATGGCATCGAGCGCACGGGCGAGCGTGCCCGTTTTGCCTGCCTTTCCGATTGCAGAATAGACGTTTGTAATAAGCTTGGGCGTATCCAGCGGGAAAGCTTCAGCGTCTGCATCGTCCGCCGTAGCCACCAGCCCGATCACGGCAGTGGCGATAGTCCGGATCGGGCGGATGCCCTCATTGATTTCGACAACGCGCACGCCGTGGTGGAAGTCGGTGGGCATCTTGCTCTCCGGTGGTGGCTTGAGA